CTTACCAATACCTGGTCCGCCCCATATCATTGTATTAAGTTCTGCTCTCATATTAGATTTGATTTCTAATACAAGGTTGTTTGGACTAATTGAATGCATAATTCCTCCTATGCTAAATATATAAATACAGGCACATAACCTGTGTTAAAACAAAAAAAGGAACTAGCGAATTAACACTAGCTCCTTAGGGTGTCTACGCCGAAGCGAAAACATTCTCACAATGCGCAATAGTTTCTGTATTAAGAGACTCTGATACTTTTCTAGAAGCATCTGCTGATTGGTTGTAATTCCATTCTGCTAGTCTTTGCTGACGTCTTTGGACCTCAGTAATTACTCTATCGATATTTAACTTGACGTCTTTAAGACCAAACTCATTGTCTATATTATTGACAACTGCGCTTAGTAGTCTTGCTTTACGACCTAAGTTAAACATTTTATCTTCACGTTCTATGAGCCACGTTGGGATCTCTTGATCTTGAGTAAGAGCCATAATCGCTTCTTTGTACTCATACGCTATGCTTACAAACTCTGCCCACGTTCTAGTGGTCAGTTGCAGGAAGTTAATTCCTGTAGTCTGAGGGTCAATAAGCAACAGTGGTTGAAAAGCCAATGCTAAAGCGTTTACTTCTTGTTGAAAAAGTGTCTCGTTCATCGTTTTTTCTTCATCGTTTTTGCCCAACGGTGTATAAGGCGTATCTTTCTTGGACATTAGAACGTCCTTGATACCTTGTACACGTCCTACGCTGAACATCGGTTGACCATTACCGTCTACGTCATACTTTCTGTAGTAATGATCTGGTAACTGAATGACTGCGGGTTTTGCTCTTTCTTCTGTGCCAACAGGATCGCCAGAAGTATCTGGTGCGAACATGTCGTCAGTTGTTTTCATGCCGTATACCAATTCTGGGCTTTGGGCATTCTCTGCTACCGCGCTATCGAACAATTCTTTACTAGTTAGTTTTGCCATGGTTAAACTCCTTTTTAATTAAATGACTTCGTTCTATTAAATCTCTTAACACTTGCGTGCAAGATACAAATTCTACTTGCGAATTAACAACAGCTTCCTGTCGTATGTCTTCGTTTATACTTATTTCTTCCATAAATTCCTCCTTATGAAAATACACAAACTTAGCTTGCGAAATTACAAACTAACTTATGTACGTAATACCTATAAAGATACAAACGCCCGCAGGCGCTTGCGGCAGGGCGTATATAAAAAACCGAGCATGCAAGCATGCGAGCATTTTTATTTGCCTTAGGACACAAAAAAAGGGAGAACTAGATAAACTAGAACTCCCTTTAGTATATTAAGCGTTGGCTATGCTTGAACCATCCCAATCTTCTGCTTGTCTTGGTCTTGGAGCATCTATAAACAAAATGATTTTCTCCATTTGTCCACTAGTTGTAACTAATGGTGCAAAGTCTAGATAAACATCAAGACCAGTACCAGTAGAGTGACTAACAGCTCTGCCTATTTGAGAAAGACTAGCTTTTTCTACGCCGTCAGAGTTTTTGAAAGTGCCTCTGTTCACTTTAGCTATATATTTAGCCATGGTAATACCTCCTAGGTATATATAAAATTGCTTAATTGCAATTTTTAATTGTTTGTTGTATCAACAAGATGTCCATACTTGGTCTTCCAATTGTTTTATAGACAACTCCAACCTACACACATAAGCTGTGTATTCGTTCTTGTTGTTAAATATAGGAGCGCCTGATGGTCTCCAGTATCTCTCATGTGCCATATCTATTAGACCTTGCAATGATGCTATTTCTTCTGTTAATGCCACCATGCTATCTTGTGGGTTAGCGTTCCCTTCGTTCTCTAATCCTATGTCCATCTTGTACCTCCTAAGGTAGTTATTAAGTATGTTCGTTCTTGTTCTAGTTCATATAGATAGCTATCGCCACTATAACTATGTTCACGTTCTTCTAAAGTTGAATTAGCAACTACGGTGTCTATCTGTTCTATTCTTGCTTGTAGATAAGCAGTTTTTAAAGTAGTCATCTTGTACCTCCTAAGGTAGTAATACTAAAAGAATAAAACAGGGAGCCGAGCTTGCCGGCCCCTGATAAAGTTAATAATTAACCACACGCACTGGAATACCTGATTTATTAGCTAGGTCAATCATGTGTTTAGTGCCACGGGATTTACCATCCCAGAATGCCACCAATGCATCTGCGTACTCAGCCATCTTAGCGTTGCGCTTATAACCAGCTGATTTACCATATAAATCCCAGTTAGCTGGAAATTGAGTGACATGTAGCTTATTCATACGCGCATACTGTTCGCCCAATTTATCTGCTCCACGAGCAGTGCCTGAGACAATCTCAACTAAGGCACGATCAACCAAAAGGTTATCTAACTTAGATTTAAGAAAGTCATAATCTGAAAAATCACGACCCCCTGCAACAATTATTTTGTTCATGTTTACCTCCTAAGGTAATAGTATTAAATTTTAATCCGACCGAGCTCTAGTTAACTAGAGCTGGTGGGTGTGTCCAAAGGACAGTGCTTAGTGAATTGCAATAAGTGTTTAAAAGATGTGTCAGTTGCATCAGTAAGATTTCTAATCTCTGTATAGCAACCAAATGCCACTCCTTGTGAGTCGCTAAACGCATCCCAAGGGTCGCGCTCTTGTCTACTTATAAAAAGTGCAACATCGCTATGGAAGTCCGTTGAGTTAGTAACTATAGAATTCTCGAATCCATTGATATGATCGTCACTGCCGTCGTAGCATGAGCCGTCATAAATTGAGAAGAAGATTGTTACTAATATATTGTTTAAGTTCATGGTTTACCTCCTAAGGTAATGTTTTATATACTAAAAGATTAAAACAGGGAGCCGAGCTCGCCGGCCCCTGCTTGGTTCCACTGGTTCCAGATGGTTCCACAGAATTATAGGTTTCGTGGAACCGTACAACCTGGCATAAAGTGCGGGTTGTACAGGGTTATTTGTCTTGGTTCCATTGGTTCCAGGTAAATTTAGTTAAAGAAAATATAACTAATAACAACGGTCCACGGTCGATTTGTAAACGTACAACTCGACGGTTGTGGAACCGCGGAACCATTCGGGTATGAATTAAGTGGCAGGGCGCATTAATATGCAGTAAATGTTGGTTCCATGTAGGTGGTTCCACACGGGATAAACTCGTGGAACACACGGAACCATATTTCCGGAGAGATGCAGTCGGCATTCGCCGACATGCATTGATGATAGTAGGCATTCGCTACCACAGCCCCGGGGGGCGTGGGGGGTGTCCCCCCACAATGGTTAACCTAGTTCCCAAAAGTATACGTAAGCCATCCAACAGATAATAAAGGGTGATAGTATTAAGACTAAGAACCTTGCCGACCATTTTATAAGTCCAGCTTTGATAGGATGGTTGGCTTTGTAAGTTAATGTAAGATATTTTAAAGTGTTCATCGTGAGTCCCTCTTTGCGTGTTTGATTATTGATACTAGTGATAGTAGTAATATACCTGCGGATAAATTGCCCACTGCTATTTCTAGGTAAGCTGGAAAGTCTCCGTTGTATATAGATTGGTTGTATCCGTATAGATACCATCCGAAGAATGCTACACAGAATCCGTCGAGTGCGGGTGATAATGATTTCATAATGTTGTCCTTGTAAGTGGGAGGCCGAAACCCCCCGGTTGGTTTATAGTTGAGCTTCTAATTCTTTAGCGTGTTCTAATGCTAACTCTAGTTGCTTAACAGTTGGTGCTGGTTTAGTAGCTCCATGGTAGCCGGTCATGAATGATTCAATTACTTGTGTCGTTCTTGGTATGGCGTAGTTTGCAGTCTTGCTGATGATAGTAGTACCACCGTTGATGACTGGTTTAGATATAGAACCGACTAATGCGCCAGTGCCTTGAATAATATTATATAGTTTCATAGTTACCTCCTAAGGTATTGTTATATATTGATTACAAATAAAGAAATGAGAGGGCTAGTTACCTTGGTAACAGACCTATTGCTTAAAAAGCGACGATGGCTTCGGAGTCAAGATGCTGTAAAAAACCGATACAAGGTTCCAAAAGGTTAAAAGGTAAATGCTGATGCGGAAAGGCGATTGGGTAGTGTACGGTGTCTGTGGTGATAGTAGTAGACAATGAGAGAGCGATATATTCCTATATTTTTTCAAAAAAATTTTCATAAAATTAGACAAACGTTCTAAAATACTAATATAATCAATATCAATATGTCATTATTACATGAGGAGATATCCTCAGAAAAAATAACCCCCGAAGAGAGAGCAGATCTCCAGTCACATTTTCCTTATGCGGGAGTAAAACTTAATGAGCTTTCAGTCCAAGAAGAACGGTTACTTTTGTTTCATCTAAGAGGCATGAGTAAAACGGCCGCCGGACGTGCAGCGGGGTACAATAATATGGACCATGTATATCTGACATTTAAAAAACCAAAAATGATCCAAGCTTTAGATTACCTCCGACAAGAAATGAGGGAAGAAGTAAAGTTCGACCGTGGTACGGCGACCTCGATGTATTTAGAAGCACACAGAAAATCCGCGAATGCTACCGAGGAAAAAAATGTAGTAGATTCCCTTTGTAAATTACATGGG